TATCTAGGCTTTAATTATATTTGTGTCAATAAATAAATGATTATGGATAAAAACGAAAGAGAAAAACAGGTATTGGATCTTCTGATGTCTAGAAAGGATATTAGGAAATTGGTAGAGAAATCAAATGAATGTTATTCTAAAATGGATTTCGTTGGTGCCATGAAATGCCGGCAGGAGATAAAGGATATCGTAGACCGGGAATCGAAGATCATGTTGACAAAAAGCGAGTCTTTGGTGAGTTTGATGAATAACGCTGATAATGAATATAAATTCAATATGCTGGTATGGCTACATTCCATGATGTGTATGGCGGATGTATTTAACGGGATATTGGAGGATTTCAAGGATGGGGTAAGAAAAGCCAATGGCAACTCCAAGTTCGTTAAGTTCGATAATCTGGATCGGTTAATGACAGAATGTAAGAAGGAGATTGATTACCTGATGAAAGGCACAAGTAAATCATTCCAGATATCTTTTGCCGTAAGAAGCGATGAGCTAAGGGAGATGATAGAGAATATGGTTGGCGACAATATCCGGGAAGGGTATGATATGTTTAAGGAAGAGGCTAAGATGACCAAGGAGACAGACAGGAGCAAGATAGAGGAATTTAATAAAAAGCTTGACCATGATCAAATGTAATATAAAGCTAGGCGATATAGTCCATACCCAGATAGGAGTAGGAGAGGTGATAGCCATAAGCAAGACCAAAGAGACTTTGATGGTGAAGATGGATGATGGTCGGGAATGCCCTATAAGACTAGAGTACGTAAAAGACGTTTTTGATAACTACAAATCCAAATGATTTACAAATTAAGACCATATCAAGAGGAGTGTGTTAAAAGTATCTCCGATTACATAAATTCTGATAGACATGATCCGGTATTGATCGTAGGTCCTGTAGGTTGCGGTAAGTCACTGCTGATAGCAGAGGCGGCTAGATTGATGGGAGATAAGACGCTGATTTTACAACCATCAAAAGAATTGCTGCAACAGAACCACAACAAGATAACGTCGTATGGCATACCGGCTACCATCTACTCCGCTTCCTGTGGAAAGAAAGAACTGTCTAACATGATATACGCCACGTTAGGGTCTATCAAGAAGGTTGTTGGTCAGCTTAAGGAGATGGGGATCAGGAACGTGTTGATAGATGAGGCTCATGCCGGGTATAGCCCGGAGGACGGCAGTGAGTTCATGACATTCATGAATGAACTGAAACCGAAAAAGGTGATAGGGTTTACCGCTACACCATGCAGGCTTAAAACGATGTCGATAGGGCAGGTGTCATATTCCCAGCTTAATTTCATCACTCGTATGAGACCGGTATATTTCAAGAACCTAATCCATGTCATACAGGTGGAGGAGATGATAAGGCAAGGATTCTGGACACCTCTTAAGTACGAGACATGGGATTTCAATGGAGATGCCCTTAAACTTAATTCTAACGGCTCCGAATATACGGCCGAGTCTATTAGTGAGGCGGTGAGAAAAAACGGCTTAAACAACCTTATTTTACGTCGGTTGATGGTATTAAAAGACGTATGCAGATCTATACTGGTGTTTATGGATTCTGTTGAGAGCTGCAATACCGCCGCCGAATGGATGAACGCAAAGATATGCGCTGGCATGGCGGAAGTGGTTCACGGAGGCACGCCAAAGAAACAGCGGGAGGCTATAGTCGAGGGGTTCAAGTCAGGTAAGACGAAGGTAGTGTTCAACTATTCCGCCCTCGGTACGGGATTCGATCATCCGGGTCTGGATTGCGTGATAGTAGGAAGGCCGACATTCTCGTTCTCGTCGTTTTATCAGTGGCTTGGAAGGGCAGTCCGTATAAAAGACGGAAAGGATAGTGCTTTGGTCGTTGATTGTTGTAACAACTCGTCAAGGTTCGGTGATATAAGGAAACTTAGTATAGAGAACTACAAGGGGTATGGATGGGGAATGTTTATCGGCGATAAGCTAATAACTAATATCCCGATGGGGGATAAGGTAACGAAAACAGATCTGGATATCAAAGCCGCCAAGAAAGATCGTAGGAGGGGGCTGGCGCAGGGCGTAACCGCCGCCCCTGTTCCCGGAAGGCCGGATCATCCCCTTGGATCTACGGTGATGACATTCGGCAAGTATTGTGGATGGATGTTTCATTCGATTCCAGTATCGTATTTCAAATTCATAAACGAGACATTTGACTGGGATAATGACAGGAACAAGGATATAAAAGAATACATAGATTTTTTAATCAAAAACAACAGATTATGACAGGATGTATATATCATGAGGCTGATCTTGACGGAGTAATGTCAGCGGCTATAGTAAAAAAGTATTTCAAAGGGGACATTGATCTTCTTCCTTACAATTACGGCAAGGAAATACCTGACGTGAATAAATATGATAAGGTGTTTGCAGTTGACGTGTCATTTGGAAACAGAACAAGATTCCTTTTCGATGAGTGGAAAGAGAAAGGTATAGATGTCGTATGGATAGACCATCATAAGACCGCCATAGACGATATGAGGGATTACGAGGTAAAGGGCAAGAGACGTATCGGAACGGCGGCTTGCGAACTTACATGGGAATATCTTTTTGATGATATCGAAACCCCTGACGTGGTAAAATTATTGAGCGCTTATGATGTATGGGATCATGATCGCTTCGAATGGAGTGACGTGCTCTCATTCCAATATGGGATGAGAGGGTATTGCGGGCTTGACGTTGACATGGTCAGGGAGGTGCTAAACAAGGCAAATGGTGAGTTTGTTTCCGATATGATAAGAAATGGCGAGGCCATAATAGAGTATATCATCGAGAAAAACAGAGGAGAAATGAAGATGTTCTCATTCGAGGCAGATATATTTGGGTACAAGGCTATATGTATGAATACCACGGAGTTTAACTCCACCACATTCGAGTCTATGTACGATCCTAGAAAACATGATTTGATGATGCCATTTTGCTGGAACGGAAGATTCTTTAGATGTTCATTCTATACTACCAAAGAGGAGGTGGATGTCTCGGCGCTGGCACGCAAGGCCAATCCCGGTGGAGGCGGTCATAAGGCGGCTGCCGGCTTCCAACTTAGCGTGGAGGATATGATGGGATTCTTGAAAGAGAGGAGGATGTGATATGGTAGGATTGATATCTATTATTATAATAATAGTAATCTCCTTTGTCATGATGATGGAGGGATGGGAAAAATATGATTCACAAAAGTTTTACACAGGGCTGCTTGTGATAGGTATAAGTATCATAATGATATTTCCAGTAATGCAATATAATATGGAGAATATGAAAAACGTATGCAAATTCAAGAAACTTAACGAAATGAAGCTAGATGATTACGGCTTCGGTTTATTCGAGTACAATGGCGTTCTTTATTTCAAGGAGGCAGAGGGTGAGAGATGCTTTGATGTAAGAAGCGGGAACGAGGTTATTATCGGGAAAGATAAAATTGTAACGGCCTTGGAGGATTGATCATGAGAAAACTTGACGACACCAACAGGACAAGAAAGAAAAACGTACGGCACTCGTGGGTAAAGGCGGGGCCGGGGATCCAACGCTGCGCTATTTGCGGAATTACGAAGCAAAGCGAGTGGAGAGACGGGAAGACCTCGCATTGCGTATATCTATCATCTGGTGAGCTTTATCTATGACAGGAGAGACACCGGAATGCAGGGATCTTAGTGAATTTTATTAATAAAACAAAAAGGAGTTTGAAATGAAAGAGGAATTTAGCAAATACGACAAGGTTGTTTATGATGGTGAGGTATTTGAGGTACTTGAAACCGCCGACAATACGGGGATAATGAAAATAGAACCGTTATTTGATGAGACATATAAATTTATTTGGGTTGATGAGGAGATGGTTGTCTCGTTAAGCAGGGCTATCAAGTTAAGGCTTATTGATGATGAGACGGCAGATGAGGCGATGAATTTCGGGAAGCCAAAAATAGGAGACGCGGTGGTGGAAAGCGGACCGCTTGTAGGAAAAGACGGCAGCGGCAAGGACGACCGGGCCGACGGCAAGCTTCGGTGGGATCTCCTTCCTTTGGCTGAGATAGAGGATATCGTGAGGGTATATACGGAGGGGGCTAAGAAATACGCCGACAATTCATGGCAGAATATACCTGATGGATTTGAGAGATATAGAGCGGCTTTACTTCGCCATATGACGGCGTACATGAAAGGCGAGAGATATGATAAGGAGACAGGGCTGATGCATTTGGCACAAATTTGTTGGAACGCCATAGCGTTATTATATTACGATAAACATAACAAAGGGTTAATAGAATGGAAGGATCAAGAGAAATAATAGTAGACGAGGAATTAAAAGCTATTGACAAAAGGACTGGTAGGTACATTAATGTGATCGCACGTACTATTGACAATGGTACTTCATTCCCGATAGTTAAGTACCTTGATAAGAATGGTAAGGAGCTGGATTATGATTGTGTAAGGCATCTTAATTTTGATATAGACATAGATTGGGAGTTGAGAAGATATCAGATCGTAAAAGATTTATTGTCCAACGATTTCGATGGGAGGAGGTTGAGTGTAGATGAGGTAGATAACGCTATATTTACAGCGGATTTAATTATTAACAAATTAAGAACTATTTAAAAATGGTAAGAATTGATTTTTTCACGAAGAAAGACGCTGAGTATAGCGATTACATGCGATATATTATCGCCAACACGTTACAGGAGTATGAGGGTGAGGTTACGTTGAACCAGATCCCGGAGAACAAAGCCACGGAGGAGGAGATATCCAAGTACGGTATAGAGGTATATCCTACTATCATCGTCAGCGGAGATAACATGGATGGCTTTAATAAACTTGAGGGGATGGCCAGAAAAGCTGATCTTATTAACATCATGTCGTTATACGACAAGAAATAGGCTTATGACGATAAGGGATAAATATTTTGGCTGGAAAGATATATTCTTTGACAGGTTCGTGCATTGTTGTAATGAAAAAAGTGACCAACCACAAGGAAGTAATATACCTCTAGCCAAAATAAACTTCGATAACAAGACAGGATATGTGGAGGACGGGACTATTAATATAGCCGAGCTTCTTCAATATCTTTGGATAAATAATAAGGTCTATGGGTGTGAATATGCACCCATAGAGATATCCTCTGTCTTACAAACATTGGTTAGATTAGTCGAAAACGCTAAGCTCATATTTGACGACCAGCCCGGCATACATGACATGACTATGTATAATGGATTCTTCCTTAGGGATGATTTCCAATCCGGCAAAGATTATTCACTTAATCTGGACAAAATAGTGAGCGGGATGGGAGGATGGTATGGAGAGGATGAGGATCCATGCTACTCGATGTTCGTCAGCCAAGATCAGATATGGAACTTGAACCCGATATTGAAGGTATTAGCTGATGAGGGATCTATTCTAGCCAAGGAACTTGGGTATGATATGAACTCATATGTCAGCGATAATGGATACACGATATACAACCCATATCTGTCATGGATCAATCATTACTATCATTATTGCCCGACATTTAATGAGGATAAGCTGAAACCTTGGGATAGGGTGGAAGACAGAAAGAATAAATTCAAGATGACGGATAAGGTTAAGAGAGGCGCCAATAACTGGTACTATTCAGGCGGGACTATATCTTGCGTGGATAGCTTCTTAGGGAAGAAATACAGGAAGAATCTCCGGACTTTCATATATCGTGGAATAGTGTTCTTTCTGGATCGGATATGGCATACGTCTTTATTTGAGAGGATGGGCGTGAAAATGAAATACAACGCTTATTATTGTTATGCCGCTACTTCCGGGATATGGTATGATAAGGGATTCAAGGAAAGACTAGCCAAGAGGTTTAACAAGTCGCTGGGCGGCGACGGGGAACTGTTCGGGGCTAACCTAGCCTGCATGGTATGCGACCGGCGGGATATCGACTGGGAGGCGCTTCGTCTTTGGCTTGACAAATACGATGATCCTACTGATAAGGGCATGGTGAATAGCCCTATTCAATTTATGTATATTACACTTTTAACAAATAATTTGAAATGAAGAAGATAAATAACTGGGTTATAAGAACATTTGGGTTGAGAGGCTCATGGAGCTGGGCTAAGAAACAGATGTTAAATGGAGCGATCATTAAACGTAAGGCTACTACAGGGACATACAAAATAGCTATTGATAATGACAAGAATAGGTTACTTGTAGCCACATGGGGTCATCTAGATCAAAACCCTGTATGGGAAAGGTGTCCGCATAGTTTATTAGATGAAGATGCGGTTGATTATTTTGTCACAGCTCATAAGGAATTATCATATGGAGGTATAAAGATCAGGATGAAAGATGAATTTAACTATAATGATAAAATATCGAAAGCATGAAAAAGATTACCGATAAAGACGTAGAGGCTCTTAAAGCCGGAAAGAAGGTGACAAAAGGTTTTATCCATATGCAATTGGATGATAAGGGAAAATTGAACTTGTGGAGTGATATCAATATAACTGACAATTATAGAAGTCTTAAGATAGACGCTAACAAATTGTTTGATCATGGGATTCTTTCAGAGGAATATGATAAATTGAGAGTTACAAATATAGAACAACAGGGACGAAGGTAATGAAAGTGCATATTATTAATCATCGCTGCGGTGACGATGAAATAGAAGTTAAAAATGGCATACGAGTTTTTGATTGGGTTGGTAATGAGTTTATTATCAATCTAAATAATTTTGGGGAACTGGAAATAAATGGATTGAATGAAGGTTTATGCATTATACCTAAATACGGGAACCAAATTGTCATAAAGAAACAGATTTAAAGCAATGTATGACGCTAAGAAAGAAGCAATATAGGTGATGAAGGGTAGATATGAAGGTAATTATATACCAAATGGAATTTATGAAAGCGGAGAAAAATATGACAGTACAAGATTTGATAGACGAATTGATGCTTGTCAAGGATAAGAGTAAGGAAATAAGGGTTGTTGTAAATACGAATGATTATATAACATCATACCCTGCTTCTTTATTTGATATGTCTATAAAAGAAGGGGAAGATATAGCCAAAGATCATTTTGATAATATAATTGCTATAGAATTGTATAGATAAACAATAGACAATATGAAGGTATTATCATTATTTGACGGGATATCATGTGGGTATCTAGCATTACAAAGAGCCGGTATACCTATTGGGACTTACTATGCCTCAGAGATAGACAAGACATGCATAAAGGTAAGTCAAAAACATTTTCCTAATATTATTCAATTAGGGGATGTTAATAACTGGAGAACATGGGATATCCCTTGGAAAGACATAGATCTGGTCATGGGAGGGTTCTGTTGCCAGAGCTTCTCTAGCTCAGGTAAGGGTAAAGGATTCATGGACGCTCGTGGAAGGCTTTTCTTTTGCTTCTCGGACATCGTAAAGCATTTAAGGAAGGAGACCAAAGGTAAGGTTCTGTTCTTGGGCGAGAACGTCCGGATGCGGGATGAGCATCGCCGGGTGATAACGGAAGAGCTGGGCGTGGAGCCGGTGGAGATCGATAGCGCCTTGGTCTCGGCACAGACCCGGCATCGTCTTTATTGGTGCAATTGGTCGGTAGAAATGCCGAAAGACAAGCATATATCATTGGATGATATTTTAGAGCATGACAAGGGATGGAATCCGGGAGCCATAAGAGGAAGATATATAGGAGTCATTGTCGGTAGAAGGATAGGAGAGGACGGGCATCGAAAGGATTATGACAAGAACGTGAAAATAACGCAATGTTTGGAGGTAAGAAGGGATAAAAATACTGTTTCTATTAAGAAAAGTAATTGCCTGACAACAGTCATGAAAGATAACGTGATATCATCATTACCGCCCGGAAGATATCTGAACGCCTTTGACCTGAAAGATAAGTTCAGATACCTGACTCCTGTGGAGATATGTAGGCTACAGACATTGCCGGATGATTACCTTGATGGGATAGCCCCGAATACGGCCATGTCTTTAGCTGGAAACGGATGGACAGTGGATGTGATAGCCCATTTGCTAAGAAGCATAGAGCGTAAGCAGATGAATGATATTGTAAAGGAGTTTCGCAAGATCACTGATGAGCTTATGTTCGGATCATCAGAAACGGGTACTAATGTGACATGTGATAAACATGAGCAAAATGAAGCCATACGGAAGAGTCAAAACAGTTAAGGGGTCTTCATGGAAAAAGGATATACATCCACCAAAAGGACACAAGAATTGGTGGGAGGATATATGTGATCCTATATCTAGAAGTATTATGAAATTAAATTTCAAAAAGGAAATAAACAATCAAATTTGGTATGAGCAAAAGCAGGGAAATGATTAAACAGGAATTAAATTTATCAGATCAAGAATATAACTT